CATGTGTGCCGGAGGCGGCGTACTCAAAATCAGATACAAAGGACGGGTTGATGATATCGCTTGGGACCTTCATAAACTTTATCTCGCCGTTGAAGCCCCACCAAAGCCTGTATTCGTCATATGCGCTGGACACAAGCATGGACTGTATGCCCCTGCCCTCCGTGCCGCCCAGCCATTTCGATTCCCATCCCTGCTCGTTGTACCCCAGAATTGACGATGATCCCGTGTCAGCATCAATCACAGGAGACCCGTGGTGGCTTCTCCACTGGTACGGGACGCTGTCGCCTGATGTGATCGTTGGTGCCGTGGTTGCATCCACGCCCGCAAAAAGTTCATTGTGGGAGCCGGTCAGGTACTTGATAGTCCCCCTGCTTCCCGTGGGGAGCCCGTCATCCCGGTCAGGCCCCACAACAGTCAGAACCGCCCCACCAGCCTGGTTTATATACCTGTACAGCCCAAGGCCGGCAGGCATGTAAATACTGTCTCTCCACCTGATCGTGCCCCTGCCCGCAAACGGATGCTCAGGCAGGTTGAGTTCTGTCTGTAAAAACCTGGCATTGGCAGAGTCGTGGGCAAACAGCCCCTTCTTGGTGGCCGCATAAAGTATCGGCTCACCGCGTGCGTCACGGGCTACGAACAGCCCTGTGACATAACCAGCCGGAAGGGGTAGCTTGGCATCATTTTCTTCCTCGCCGGCAACTGTCGAGTACCACAGTTGCCCCGCATAGGATATCCCCCAGAGCCTGTCGTCCCAGGTCGCCACGTACTGGGTGTCCGTGGAATCTGATGTCCACCCCGTGGAAACAGTTGCTCCGTCTGAATGGGTTGCTGCCGTTGTACTATTAGCGCCTCTAGTAACCGTGAGTGTGTTTGACGAAATACTATCAATGCTCATATCTTCGTCGATATAGCACCATCAAGGGTTGTTGTAAATTTAGAATAATATGTATACCCGGACCCATTAGCGTCATAGTGTGCAAATACTATGAACGTCACGTCTGAAAGGGCACGCCATGTCACGGTGTCGGTAACCTGGTCGGCAGGAGTGGCCAAAGCCGATCCCCAGGAATTCCCGGAGTTGTTGTACTTGTATATCTTTGCGTCCTGGCTTGTGGTGCCGTTCCATGCGACATATATCTCGTCTGAAAGCTCTCCTATGGCACCTACAAACGGATTCGAGAGCGTATGTGAGTCAGTAGCCGTGGAATTGGCCGTGGCATCATTGTCGAACCCGCCAAGTATCAGGTGGTTCTTATACCTCAACTGGCAGGTACTCCACCATGCCCGGTTCACATCGCCACCGGATTCCATGCGGTCTATCCCAATCCCGCCACGCCAGTCAGACCATGCAATTATGGACGTTCGCAACTGGGAGTCCTTTGAGGTGTCGCCTATCACAACCTTGGAAGGGTAAATGCTTGCAAGCACACTCTGGACAGGCCTTGTCAACGGGTAATACACATCGGCAAGGCTGATCTCATTTTTTTCAACTATCCGCGCAGCCATTATTCCACCAGCCGCACATTGGTCAGCATTGGCAACGCCTTCTTTGCCGCGTTTGCCATGCCAAACCAGAATCCTGCCTGCGAACGCCTCTGGTCAGGGTCTGTCCCTGAACCACCGGAGTTGGCAGCATAGGCCCTTGCGGTGGCAGCGTTTATAAGATATCTCTCGCTCACCTCCGAAGTGGAGGAATCGCTGGTTATAAGTGCGGGCTTGTCCCCTCCGACTATCTTGAGGAGGTTGTACCTGGCCACGCCTTTCACATAATCATCAAACACCACGTCCTTGGCTTCCTTGTCGATGCGCCACAGGTTCCTGGGGATTTTGACCCAGTTCGCTGTGTCGTTCTTCACCACGCTGATATCGTCCAGCCACACAAAGTATTCGGCTCCCGAACCAATATCTGCGTCCTGTTCCAATCCGATACTAACTATGGCCGTATCTTTCTCTGGATTGGTCAGCTTGGCTCGTACAAACGTCCATGTATCGGCAGATAAGGCGGGTATATCAACACTTTCGAGGTCGTTGCCGTCTGCTGTTATAGCGCCGTTATCAAGATGGATCTTTAGATTTCCGGCTGTAGACACACCAATAGATGACTTCACCCAGAACTCGATATAGTCATATCCACTGATGTCCTTAGAGGTGATCGTGTCATAGAGAAAAGCTCCTGCTGCCACCCCAGTGGCATCATCAAGAGTGAACTTCAGTGAAGTAGTTCCCTGCTTTCTATCCTTTGAATCAGTACCTACCGTAAAATTCGATGCTGTATTTGTGTCAAACGCCTCGGCACACGCATGGAGCCTTGTGAAATCTACGCTCTGGCGGAAGGATATGTCCTGTATCATCGAGATCCCGGAGGGGATGTCATATCTCAACTGGTGCCCGTCCGTGTGGAATGACAGGTTTTCTGTCGGGTCCCACGCCTGTCCGGTCACTTCCAGTATTGCATCGTTCAGAAAATTGTCTATGGCAGCAGGGTTGAACTCATCGTCCCACATCTCGTAGGTGTCATTTTGGGCTGGGCTGGCAGCCAATGCAGGGGTAACTGTGAGGGTGGTGGTACTGGATGCGTAGTCTGAAACACGGGTGACCTGCCCTGACGTGCCGTCAGCATCGTTGAAGACCACCCACCTGCCGTTAAAATTGTCGTCTGCACCAACCAGCGTGTTGTCCACTATTGTCGAGGCGGACCCGTTGGCTGATGATGCCGAAGACACATATACAGCGTTTAGATTATACCCAACACTTTGACGCAATTGGGCGCGTGTCCTACCTTGTATAACAGCCATACTCGCACCCCGCTCATTCTAATATTTTGCCCTCTTCACCTTTTTGCCAGTCTTCCTGGCATGTGACCGGGCAGCAGTCTTACCCTTCTTTGTGTACGGGAACTTCTTCCTTCCCACTTTCGGCATGACCTGCCTCCTCGCCTAGCTCGTTTTCAAGTTCGGCAATCCTCGCATCCCTTTCACTCACTGCCCTTGCCAGCGCAGATACCTGCAACTGGAGGTTTATACCCTCGTTGACCTTTGCCCTCAAAGTTTCAGAGATGTCCTTTTCCGTTATTTGTACCTCTGTGCCTGCCATTACTTGCTCCCTTCAAGCCAAGGTAATGAACCTTGGAGTTCTGGCTTTTCTTCAGCCTGCTTATCCTGATCTCATTAAGTATCTTCCCTATCTCTTTCCTCTGCTCCGGTGTGGGGGCAGGCCTGTGGTCCTTCTGCCTGACCTCTGCCAGCCACCTGTCCACGGCATCGGCCACCATGTCCTCTAAATGCGCCTGGGAGGTACTGTTATCTGCCAGCACGCAGAACTTGTGCCTTTTGCCCGTGACGGGATCATGCACCTGGAACACGTGCTGCTGGATACCTCCCCCGGTCTCTGCATTGAACCCCACGGGAGATACGGTATGACCCGTAACACCCTGTGGAGTCCAAAGTTCAGTTGTCATTTACTCTATGTTTGCTTTAATCAGTGCGTATTCTCCAGCTACACCAGCTAGAGGGCCGTTGTACCCTACGATTGCAAGGTTAACTGTACCATCTTCATCATAGACTTCTACTGCACCGTCAACACCATTAGATGCTATTAAAGGAACACCTGCCGCTGGGGTTCCATCAACCAAAGCTGTAGTGAACCCTTTAACACAAAGCCATCCGAAATCAGTATCTGCAATATCTACACAAGCCCAACCCAAAGGAGAAGCATCTACACCATTGTAGTCATGTACTTCTACTTCCGTGTATGGATTTTCATACAGACCAACTTGTTGTGTAGCGGCTATCGCAGTTGCAAGCCCGTCTTCTTCGTCAAGCGTTACCACACAACCTGTTGCAGAGGCTACTTTGGTATTACTTTTAATTCTGTACATATGGCCTTCTTCTCCAACATCGTTAAAGATAATCCAGCCATCTTTGTATTCGTCTTTATCTATAGATAAACTGCCAGTAAGAGTTATACTGGTAGCTCCTGCGGAAGCAGCACTTACTGCCAAGTCAACTTGTTCAGCATCCGTGCCGGTTCTGCCTTTTACTAGCACACCTGCGGTTATGTCTTCACCTGCTTCGCAATACACAAATCCCCTGTCGAAAATCTGCATACGTGTACCTAGTTTCTGCTTTTGTGTGGTAGTAGTTACTTTCTCCCACCCATATTTACCCATTATTGTTTGTGGAAACGACATAATAAAACCTCCTTTAAGGTTTAACTTACAGGGTCTAAGCCCTGCGATAAGCCGACATTATACTATCCGAAGTGGCCTCGGCCTATCGTTACAGCCACCCCGGATACTAAATGCTAGTGCGTCTCTGCGTGAACCTTTAATCTTGACATTGCACTCACTTTGGAACCGCCACTAGCCTTATAGTCACATACTGCACACTTAATCTCCACGGCAGGATTGCTCTCGGCACCGGGAGTTTCCTCCACGGGTTCTGCCTTTGCATTCCCTGCCATACGCTCTACGCACCACCGGCACTCACAGCTTTCGCCAGGAGGCCAAGTGAATAGTCCGATCTTAGCCTTACGCAACACGTAGTCAGGGTTGCCTGGGACTCCCTTTATCGTAGAACCAACATCTTCTGCCACTCCCCCAGCCACATAGTAACTAGGCTTGTGGCGGTACAGTGTAGTTTTAGGAATCCACTCGTCTATGTACTTCATCGAGTACCCGAGACCAGCTAACTCCGCCTTTATTTTATTGCGTTCAGTTATTCCAGTTACCACGTTCTACCTCTAGTTAGATGTACTAAGTGCAGACACATCAAACTTAACACCCGCCCCACGGTCATCGTCTAATTCAAACACGCCGTAGTCAGCAGTCATTACCACTTCCGTGGCCCTGAGAGATGCGTCACGCTGACGCTCCGTCCTGGTGTCCACGCTGGTAAGGGCGGCCATCGCGCTCTTGTCAGCGATAACACCAATACCGTCATTGCCACTATCTTCTGTGATATTTCCATCCTCAAAAATGCTCACACCGTTCATAGGCCGTAGACCGCTATAGAAGTTCTTCAACCGGTCTGCCGTCCACCCACTTGAGATTTCCGAAGACGTTGCCGATGCTGTAGTAGCTGCTTCTTTAGCAAGATATGCTACTGCATTGGGGTGATGAAGAATGTAAAGCTGGCTGCCAAACTTATTAGCTTTAGCGTGAGCTATGATTCCCTGTACATTGGATGCCTTCATGTACGTTGGCCCTGTGCCACCAAGAAGATCGCCATCGTTCAAGTTGGTATACAGGGCAAGGACGTCTCCGTCCTTCTTCCTCGCCATGCCGTCACCAAGCTGTCGCCCTATCATGCTGAATACATTATCAGCCGCCTGCCGTACCAGCTTGTCGGTAAGAATGACCTTCGCGCCAACCTCACTTGCCGTGAGGTCAACAGTGGTCATGCCGATATCTTCCTCATCAATGATGTCCTGGCCGTCTACGAGATCGCTCATGGACATCTGTCCCACCTTGGGAACGGTGACCTGCTTCGATCCTTTCGGAAGGCTGAACTGCTCTATCAAAGCAAGAGCCGGAGCATTGTGCTCCTCGGTAAACCGACTCGCCGCTAAAATTATCTTCTGGGCATTTTCCAAATTACCCGTTGTCGCTGCCTGCGCCATTGTATTTCCTCCTAACTAAATTACTGTAGTCCTGCCGCTTTTCTGGCCGCGGTCACCGCATTGGATGACCTGTCTCCAGCATTGTATCTGTCCAGCCAGCCACCCTCGTCAGCAGCCACTTCAGGACTACCCTGGCTGTTATCCAAATTCTGTGGGGGCACACGCGCCTGCTTCAAAGTCGCAAGCTCTGTGTCCCGCTGTCTGTTCTGGGACAACGTCTTAGCCGCATTTTCCATAGACGCAGGATCTTCATGCGCCCTCAATGCAGTAAGGTCATCTATCCCCAAATTATATTTCTTGACAAAATGCTCCGCCGCCACCTGTTTCCCCTGTATGTGCTGCCCGTATGCCTCTGCCTGCTTCATCAGCGTCTGCTGCTGTTGCTGGCTCTGCATGTACGCATTGGCGGCCTGGTCTGCGTGTTCCGGCAGGAATCCCTGTGCCTCAAGCTGCCTCTTGTACATGTCAGACTGGTTCTGCAACGCAGCCTTTGCCTGTACCTGCTCATACTGTATGGCATCCTGCTGCGTCTTGGCTATCTGCTCCGGGGTCATCTGTGCAGGCTGTGGGGAAAACGCATTCTGATTGACGGAAAAAGGTAAAGTCTCTGTGGGCGGTGTCCCGGCAGGCGTTTCTGCAACCGGTGCTGCCTGCTCCTCTGTCGGGGCCGGCTGCTCCTCTGGAACCGTGGCCTCGTCAGCGGGAATCTCTGCCTGCACAGGTGCTTCAACCTCAGACACGCCTGTGTCCACGGTGTCCTCTGTCGGTACCGCAGGTTCTTCTATTCTCTCAGTAACCATATATTCTTCCCTCCCCCTCTAATTCGTAAAAGACTATACACAATATGTGGCGATTGTCAAGTGAGCATACACAACACCATGCGCTATTCGAACCTTTACTGGGGTGTTACAAACCGCGTCCATCTGTATATGTCCTTTTTAGTATACTCGAACGGCTTCAGGCCTCGATCCACAAGTATCTGTTCCACTTCATCATTTGTTCTCCGTACCAACCTCTTCCATGCTTCTGCGTTGTCTATTATAAACTTCAGCTCTGCGGACCTCTTCAACATTCCGGGGCGATCCTCTGTCTGTGCTTTGCGGTACTCCCGCAGCAAATCCGCAGACCCTCTCTCCTCGGCAATATCTTCTTCTGCCGAGTAGTACCCGGAATCGGACACCTTGTCGGTGTTTTCCATATACAGCCTTTCCTCTGGATTCAGCACCTGCCTGCCCCTGTTAACCATATCCCTGACA